CCCCCGCCCCCGGCGGCGGAGGGGGGGGCGGTATGCCAGCGGCGGATTTCGTCGGCTGACACTTCGCGCCCTTCGGGGGTAGCTGTGCAATGTATTACTAAATATTTTAATTCCATAGCTTTTTATGCACCTTGTACAATGGCAACAAGCCCCTTTACGTCTTCACGCATCGGGCGACCACCCGCACGCAGTAAGAATGAGTAAATATCGCCGTAATAAGTTGGGTCTTTTTCGTTTTCAAAGGCTTTCACCTCACCCAACGCGCGGCATACACTGTTTTCGTGCCATGCCAATCCGGCAGCAAGGTCGGTAGCCGCACCGGCAGCATCTTCTGCTTTCTTTGTAATACCGTCGCCATATACGGCAACTTCCGAGCGCATCATTACGTTGAATGAGAACAACTTGCCCAAAATACCACGCTGCGCATCGGCACTTGCCAAAAAGGCTTGGTTCTGCACGCTGGTGAGGTCGTCGAGCAGCTGGTCGTACATATATGCGTCGAGCAACAAATAACGACCTTCTTGTGGAACGTTATCAGCGTTGAACTTCGTCATTAGCATCTTTACATCAGCACGGCAAATTGCCTTGCGCTTGCCCGTTGCCTTGGGGGTGTGAGCGTCTACCACTGCGCCCGTTGTTTTGATACAGTGATCTTTGTCCGGCAGCCAAGAATAAAGTATGCTTTTCGCTACCTCTTCGTGAAGTGTCGCCTTATCCTCGCGTAGGACGCTTTCGCGCTTGTTGTATGACAATTCTACAGTGTCGGCGTTCGGAATGCGGATAGGATCCGTCGTGAACTCGTCAAGGTTGAAAGACAAATCAATGTCGGTGCGTGTGTTCACGTCAGCAGGGAATTTGCTGCGGTTCTTCTTCGTTTTTGACGGTGCACCCGCATTGGGAATGTGCACCGTTTTCCCCATTTCTACGAACTCATCGGCATTAAATGCCTTGGTAAGGAAGCTGTTATCAGCGAACAAGCCCTCCTGAATGGTGTTAATCCAAATTTCTCTTTGTATAGCCATTTTTCTGTTATTTATTTTATTTATTGTTACTTACTATTACATGTTGGGCTTCGTGCCAAAACGTTCTTCGAACTTCTCGGCATAGATGTCGGGGTGGTTGTCCTTGAGCTGTGTCAGCTTGCCGGCTTTATCGAGCTCGTCCCAACTCTTATTCTTCCAGTCGCCCATATCTACACGCGCGCCACCACTGATGATTTGCGCCGTTACGCTTTGGCGCACCGGTACTGCTTCCAACGCTGCCTTGGCAGATGCGAAATCGCGGTCGAAAAGTGAAAGGTAGGTATCTTTGCCCTTGGCGTCGATGCGCCCGTCTTTTACTGCGGCATCAACAAGGGCAATTGCTTGCTCCTGTTCTTTCTTTTTCTGCTCCGCCTTCTGTGCGTCGATGGCAGCGGTAAGTGTCTTGTTCTCCTTTTCCAATCTGTCATTATTGGAAATGAGTTCGTTCACTTTACCCACGATGTCGGCTTCTGAAGCCGTATCGCTCAAATTCAATACTTGCGTTAATTTTCCCATATCTTTTTGATTAAAAATTTTTTCCTGAACTTCTGTAAATTCCATTGTTGCCGTGGGCTCGGGCTGCAAAAAACTGCCCATATTGATAAGGTTGCCCTTGCCATCGTACAGTGCCAAGGCGTTGTGGTTTGCTCCAATGGTAACGATGCTTGCTTCGCGCACCGTCCATTTGGTAACGGTGGGGCGGTTCTGCCCGGGCAGCATCAAATCGTAGGCGTCGCTGGTCTCTTCTGACCACGCGCCGATGGACGCCATGCGTATGAAGTCGGTGTCCACCTTTTTCTGCACTTCCACAGCGCGGGGGTCGGCTTCGTCGAAGACGGCATCTGCCAATATTTGCGTGCCTTCGATGCGAATATTTTCCCACCTACCGATGGGCATCTTCCAGTCGTCATGATTGAGTAGCATTACCGGATTCTTCTTAAATTCTTCCAAGTTAGCCCCGGAGGTGAGCATACGGAATCCGTATGTATTCACCGTTTCGTCGTGCAATATGAATGTTTTCTTACTCATTGCTTTTGAATGTTTTGCGGTGCAAAGATAAGGCAAGGAAAACGCCTGTGCAAACCGCAAAATATTGATATGCAATGTATTGCGTATATTATACAATATACCTGCAACGTTTGCAAGGCGATTATTTTTTGCGCCTTTTATACGGTAACTTTGCACTGAAAAAGGACGAAGAAATGGACATAAAGAAGAAGAAAGAATTGGCTAAGCTCATCTTTTTGAGTGAACCCAATGTAACACAGCAAGAAATAGCCGACCGCACAGGCGCGTCGCGCGTAAGCATCGGTAAGTGGGTAAAAGAGTGGGAAAAGCTAAAGCTCAACCTTTTGCAAACGCGTGAGGAGCGTATCAACTCAACATTGATACAGCTTGATGAATTGGATCGCGCCATTGCGCAAAAGCCCGAAGGTGCGCGCTTTCCTGATAAAAACGAAGCGCAAATCCGCCGAAAGCTCACGGAAGACCTCGAAGCATTGGAGCAAGATGCGTCGATACGTGATATATATAATGTGTCGCGCCGGCTCTTAGATTGGCTGCGCCCGTGCAACCTCGAAAAGGCAAAAGAATTAGCCAATTATTTTGATGCGTACATTAAAGAGCAAATGAAATGGGCAAAGTAGATGATAAGCAGGCGTTGAAAGAATGGCGCGTATATTTCAACAATTTACAAAAAGATACCGCGGTAGATGAACTATCGCCGTTGGAGCGCGTTAAAAAGCGTGAGCAATTGGAAAAGAATCCGGTAGAGTGGATAAAATTTTTCTTCGGGCGATACGCCACCCACGAATTTGCACCCTTCCATATTAAAGCCATCAATAGAATTTGCAAGCATGAAGAATGGTATGAGGTGCTTTCGTGGAGCCGCGAGCTGGCGAAATCAACAACGGTAATGATGTGCACAATGTATCTCGTGTGTACGGGCAAAAAGCGCAATGTGCTTGTTATCAGCAATTCAAAGGATAACGCCACCCGTTTACTGAAACCTTACAAAGATAGCTTCGAGCGCAATTCTTTGCTAAAGGCGTATTACGGCGATATGCGCGAATTCGGTTCGTGGACGGCGGAGGAATTTTCACTTACCAACGGCGCAGCATTCCGCGCATTGGGTGCGGGCGAAAGCCCCCGTGGTACGCGCAAAGACGAAGTACGCCCCGACACCATATTGGTGGACGACTTCGACACCGACGAAGATTGTCGAAATCCGGACATCGTCAATAAAAAGTGGGATTGGTTCGAAGGTGCTGCTTTCCCAACGCGAAGCATCAGTGGCAAGCTGCTGGTAGTATTCTGCGGCAACATCATTGCCCTTGACTGCTGTGTGAAGCGTGCCGGCGAGAAAGCCGACCATTGGGACATTGTCAATATTCGCGACAAAAACGGCAAAAGCACATGGGCAGCAAAGAACAGCGAAGAAGACATCGACAGAACGCTGGCGAAAGTGTCTACCCGCATTGCCCAGCAAGAATTTTTCAACAACCCCCTTTCGGAAGGCGAAGTGTTTAAGGAAATGACGTGGGGCAAATGCCCGCCCCTTTCAAAGCTCCAGCTTGCCGTAGCCTATGGCGACCCCGCACCATCGAACTCACGCAACAAGGCAACATCATTCAAGGCGTTGTTCCTTATCGGCTACTACGACGGCAATTTCTACGTATATAAGGGCTACCTCGACCACGTGGTGAACGATGAGTACGTAAATTGGTATTACTACATACACGACTATGTGGGTGATAAGTGCCAAGTGTTTTATTTCATCGAGAACAACAAGCTCCAAGACCCCTTCTACGAGCAGGTGTTCTTGCCGTTATTCGCCGCCAAAGGGCAGGAAAAGGGCTTTATACCCATTTCGCCAGATACCCGAAAAAAGCCCGAGAAATTCGACCGAATAGAGGGCAACCTTGAGCCGCTCAACCGTCAGGGGAAGCTGATACTCAACATCGACGAAAAGGACAACCCGCACATGCAACGTTTGGAGGAGCAATTCCTGCTTTTAAACAAGCGCATGAAAGCCCCCGCCGATGGCGTGGACTGCATAGAAGGCGGTTGGTACATTCTCAACTCAAAGATACGCACCCTGACAGTAGACAGCTACACCATCGGGCAACACAAGCGAAGCAACAAAAGATACTGATATATTATGGAACAGTGGAACTACACAGGTGGCTTCCTTACGCCACGGGAAGTTGAGACCCACCTTTACAAGGAGGCTATAGATACCATCAGCCGAGAAGATGACACCATACTACTTGCTGCCATCGACGCCGCCGTGCAGGAAGCGGCAGGCTATCTCGGCGCATACGACAGGGCGAAAATATTCAACCAGCCAAAGCCGAAGCAGCGCAACGAATTGCTGCTGACATTCGTAAAGGACATTGCCGTGTGGCATTTCGTAAACCTTTGCAATGCCGGGGCGGAGCTTGAACTGAAGGAAAAGCGGTACGACCGCGCCGTTGCCTGGCTGCGGCAGGTGCAGAAGGGAGAAGTAACGCCATCGCTGCCACGTGCCGACGACGATGGCGACGGCAAGCCTGACGGCAGCAATGAGTACATATTCGGGAGCAACCCAAAACGTAACCAACATTTTTAATCAATGAAAAAGAAAAAAAATACAGTAACCAAAATATCAAAGGCGGCAGAACCCGTCGTGGTCAATCAACTGATAGTAAAAGCCCCCACGCGCAAGGTGTACGACGTGGGCGACTGGCGCAACGCACTGCGTTCTGCCGACAGCGGTCGCGTAAAGAGCCTGTACGACCTTTTCGAAGACGTATTGATAGATGGCGTACTTGCCGATGCCGTAAGCAAGCGCATCGACGCAGTGCTGAACTCCGAGCTTACCTTCTTGAACAAGGACGGCAAGGAGGTCGAAGAAATAACAACCATCATGGACACCACCGACTGGGAGGAATTGCTGCGACAGATAATGAACGAGCGCATTTACGGGCGCAGCGGGGTTGAGTTCATCTGTACCCCCGACAGCTTCCACGTTGAGCCTATTCCAGCAAAGCACATCAACTTGCGCAACAAGTGCATCGTCATCAACGACAGCGACGACAAGGGCGTACCTTACGAGGGCGACACGTCGCTGCTGGTACTGGGGCACGAGCGTAGCTACGGCTTATTACTGAAGGCTACACCGTTTGCCATTTACAAGCGCGGCGGCTTCGGCGACTGGTCGCAGTGGATAGAACTCTTCGGCATGCCACAGCGCATTGGTAAATACAACACTTACGACCCCGAAAGTCGCAAGCTGCTGGAGCAGGCATTGGAACAAGCTGGGTCGGCATCTTACGTTGTCATACCACGCGAGGCGGAGGTCGAGACAAAGGAAGCGGGCAAAGGCAACGGGGCTTCCTACAACGAGTTCCGTCAGGCATGCAACGAAGAAATGCTAATAACGATATTGGGGCAGACACTCACAACGGTGCAGGGCGAGAACGGTGCGCGGTCGCTGGGAGAAGTCCACAAGGAGGTCGAGGAGGGCAAGAACAGAAGCGACATGCGTTTTGTGCAACGCGTGCTGAACAACCACGTACTGCCCCTGCTCGAGGCACGTGGCTACCCCGTCAATGGGGGCAAGTTCATTTTCCCAAAGGCGGCAGAGCAGCTGACGGTAGCCGACATTGTGCAGCTGTCAGACATCATGCCCATACCGCAAAGCTATTTGCATGAAAAGTATTCTATACCCGTGCCCGAGAACGACGAGCCGATAGCACGCAGGCAGCTCGCTGCCTTTGAACCGGTGAACATCGACGAGGGCAAAAGCACGGCAGCCGTGCAGAATATCGATGGCGGTGCAGTACCGACAAAAAGCACACAGGCACGCCAAAGGGCAGAAGTGTCTTTCTTCAGGCGACTAAGGGATTTTTTCGCCGAAGCCCCCACGGTGATGGGGGCGAACTCGAAGTTACCATACCCCACGGCGACGCTTGGCGATGATACGTTGGACAACCGCCTGATAAGGCGTGTGGCAAATGGCGATGCTCCTTACTTTGATGCGGAGCTGTTCAGGTACATTTCCGACGACCTTTTAAACGCCATTCACAAGGTGTTTAAACGCCCTGTGAAGAATGCCGACTATGTCTACGACAACTTAGACCCTGCATTCGTTACGGCGATGGAACAAAACCTTTTCCACTTCTCGGCGGCAAAGACGCTGGCGGAAGTGCAGAAATTGAACCAGCTGTACCGCAAGGCAAAGAATTTTGAAGAATTTACCGCCGAGGCGCAAAAGCTGTGCGGTAAGTTCAACAAGGTGTGGCAGCGCACCGAGTATGAGACAGCCAACCTTACGGCGGAAGCTGCTGCGAATTACCAGCGGTTGAAAAGCAAAACGGGAATGTTTCCCTACTGGCAGTATGTTACTGCCGGCGACGAAAAAGTAAGAGAGGAGCATAAAAAGCTCGACGGAGTTACGCTTAAGCACAACGACCCACTTTGGGATAAGATATACCCGCCAAACGGTTGGAAATGCCGTTGCCACGTTGTTGCGCGAATGAAACATGAAGTAAGCAAGGAAATGGTTAATACTTCAAAGAATATTGTAAAAGAATATATGGGCTCTGACGAATGGGCAAAAATAAAGGCTACGCATTTTGACAGGGGCGGAAGCCGTACAGATATTTTTCATAGCGATAATATGTATATACGAAAATTCCCAACGATGGCGGCAAAAGCGATGGACAAAGTAACCCCTACTGATTGGGGGCTGAATCATTCCTATAAACAGCTTATCCGTGAAGCTAAAAACAAAATAGACGAGTACAAAGGTAGTGCTGAAGATTGGTGGAAAGCCCAAAAAACTTTCCACTTTGAAGGCAAAGAAAGAATAGTTGTTACAGATTACGCAGGTCGCAAGGCTATGATGGCGAAGGATAAATACGATGAGCACACGCAAGATAAAAAGAAAAAGCGTGCTGCCAGAGCAAAGTATCTGAATTGTATCAATGATGTACTACAACACCCGGACGAGGTGTGGCTTGGAAAAGACGAGAAAGACAACCAAGGTAACGACAACGAGCTTACGGAATGGAAATATATTAAATATTACGATGGTGTGGCTATCGTGTGTGTGTGTAAAATACAAAATACGCTTTTGAACTTCAAATCGTTCTATGAGCTGCGTTCAAATAATATAAGGAAAGGGTTGCTTATCTATCGTAAATAAAAAAGGGCAGAGGTATGCAGTCCTTACGTCCGCCGTCCTAATTCTTGGTACTGCCACACGTGGCAAATCCGCGTCATACGGTTGGATAGTGGTGTCTACATACCCCTTTGCGTTTGAATACGAAAACTGTCCATGTTATTAGGCGACTCCATAACACCACCACGCCGAGGTCTTATCTTAGATTATGGTCTTCGTAAACCATTGCAAAGATAACTAATTATTTCAATAAAACAACCCAAATTCGACAAAAAGATGAATATTAAAGAATTGGAAGCATACTTGAGCAGCCTGCCCGACAAGGTAATGGGCGATGCTGCCGAAATTGTCGCCGAAACGGCTACGGAGTATTTTAAGGAGACTTTTCGCAAGAAGGCTTTCGACGGCAACCCGTGGACGCCTGCCAGGACGGCTAAAAGGCGTGGGTCGCTGCTCATCGAATCGGGCGCAATGATGAACAGCATACGCCCGCTGGTTGTTACCCCGCAGCGTGTCGTCATTGCTGCGGGAAACCAAAAGGTTACATACGCCAAGGTGCACAACGAGGGCTACGATGGCGAGGTGCAGGTACCGGCGCACAGCCGCCGCACGAAAAGGGGCAGCACGACGGTAAAGGCGCACAGCCGCACGGCACATGTCATACAGCGCCAGTTCATGGGCGACAGTGAAGAATTGAACGACAGAATTAAAGGAAGAATAGTAGATTATATAAAAAGTTTGACCAATGAATAAAGATTTTTTTCTTGCCGTTACCAACCATATAGCGGCAAATGTGCCACAAGTCAAGTGGGTGGATGCTGACGAAGGGCAGCTTAACGTTTCAGGGCGTCCTCCTGTAGCGTTCCCCGCATGCTTGGTAGATATTAGCTATCCACAGTGTGAAAGCCTTTCGGGCGGTGTACAGCGCATACGTGCGCGCGTGGAGCTGCGTGTCGTATTCACCCTTC